GAGAAGATCTTGAAAAGCTTGAGATACTTTAATCCAATCTTGCTCTTTAAATTTTACTGAAGAGTTACTGAATCCTTTATTTTTCTTAAATTTATCAAGACTAAAACCGCCTTTGATTATTTCGCTAGCGGTTTTTGCTGTGTCTTTTTTAACTGCCATTCTTAGTTGAATAATTCGTCAAATTTATTTACTGTACTTTTGTTACCCGCTACTGCAGTTTCTAAAGTAAAATCAGTTGCGTGATTTCCTAAAGTTGCTGACAAGTCAGTCTCTTCTGCTACTGCTGCAACTGGAGTTGCTGGTGCAATTGATTCTGCTGCTACTGGAGCCGGTGAAGCTACTTCTTCTCCTGGGTTCAAGTACTCTTGTAATTTTTTCTTGATAAATTCATAGTCGTACTGAGTTTGTACTTCTAAAGCGTTTGGTTGTTCTTTTAACCATAAGTCAACTTGTGTATTATCGTCTGATAATGGAGTTTGTTTAGGTTTAATACGAACTGTAGTTGTTGGGTATTGACCTGGTCCTGCTGCTGGTGTATTTTCAACAACCATATCCCATCCATTGATTACATCTGTAAAGTCTCCAATGTCTTCATCTTCTGCTAAAGCAAGTAATGCTTTGTAGATGTTAACTCCGAATGACCAAAGACGTACTCCTTTATCTTCTTCACCTCTTACAATAACAGGAGCAAAAAATCTTGACTTAGGAGATAACTTTCCAGATAATGACCAGTTGTCTTTATCAGAAGTCTTTCTTAATTCTTTTACAAATTCTTCGATTGGATCTTGTTTGCCGTAATTCGACAATGACATCATAGGGAACTTCCCGATGTTGTAGTGCAGTTTCAATTCTGTGAAAGGATCTGCAGCGTTGAATGCTGAAGGAACGATTCTAATTGTTGATTTTCCGTTTGCTGGTCTCCAATAGATCTTATCGAAGTCAACTTTCTCACGGTCTTGATTTCCGGTGCTGTTTAAAGCAGCCAGTTTTGCTTTGATAGCATTAATGTCCATAATGTAACTGATTTTAATTAAAACTTTTATTTATATAAGATAAGAAAATAGTTTCAAAGATGCAACTATAATTCTATTATTCTAAATAATTTTGTATTTACTCTTTTCAATTCTGCTCCTTTTGTTAAAAGAATACAGTTTTGATAATCATTCCAATTTACTTTATAATTTGTATCTAGGATTCCTCCATTTAAAGATTCGATTAAACGGTTTAGTGAATTGATTGTATATAGGGTATTTGATTCTTTTTTTCTATGAACTAGAATAGTATTTTCTAGGAAATTAGAAACATTTCCAAATTCTACATTATATGTACAGATATATTCATCCTGGCTCTTTGAATAAAGAACGAAAATTTTATTATAAATGATCTTGTATTTGGTCTGTATTGTACTTAAAATATCTTCTAGTTGTTGTTCTGAAGAGAAAGTACAAAATAACTTATTGCTCATGTCGGCTGCATTAAAATTGTATTCGATATCGTAATCGAACATTGTTGGCGCTACATTATCTTGTATCATCTATAAATAGGTTTTTATTTTATAAAACTAAGTTACTACTGTATTTGAACTTTATAGGGTATTTTCCTCCCTGATTCATTATTTTTTCTAAGGATTCTAATGTTTCTTTTCCGTCTGATTTATCAAAGTCAAATACAAAAGCATCATAAGTATAGAGTGCTAAGCTACTCTTCTTATCTTGAAGAAACATTAACACATCTTTTAATATAAGAATATTTCTTGAAGTTTCCAAGCTCTGCATCATGTAGTTCATAAGCTTCTGAGGATGCATATCTGGAAGGTCTTGTGTAAATCTCTTTCCTGATATTGGATCTTCTACATATCCTTGTTCTTTAAATTGCTTCCAAAGACCGTTTATATAATTCTGAATCTTATCAAAGATTTCTAAAAAAGCATACTCAGGCGGAATCTTTCCGTAAATGGCATGAAAGTTAATTTGTTTTGCTTTCGCATATTCATCTTCAGCTATTTCATCTTTACCGAAGTAAAGTCTAGCCAATTGAACGTGAGCCGACTCATCTGTTAATTCATATCCTATTTGTTCGCATAACAATCTTAAATGATATCCATCAAAGTCCATTTCTACAAATACATCGTTCTGAGGAATGATTGCTTTTCTAAATTCAGGTGCTTTTGGTATTGCAGCAAAATTTACCGAATTAAAAGCATTTGTTGGACGAGAAGTTGTATTGTAGAGATTATACGAAGTATAAATTATATTACTATCAATACTATAAACAGGATTGCTTGGTTTAAATAATTCTAGAAAAGATTGGTAGGTTATTCTCAATCCAGCTCTCTCAATCATAAAGAAAACAGACGTTGCAGTTTTATTATAGAAATCAAACCCATTGGGTATTGCAATCTGCAATATCTTTTGCAATGATTTATAATTCTCCTCGCATTTCTCAAATAACTTTGATATTGGAATTATAGCATTTATTTCTTTAAAATCATGAAAGCGATTATAATACCAATTACAAGTTGAGTTAGATCTCGGTAATTCAAGTCTATTATAAGAAGTCATTGAATAAAGTAAGGAAAGATCTATAACATTCTGTAATACAAAGTGGTACATCAATTCTTTCTTATCAAATGTATAAAGTGTTGTATACTCTTTTAGAATATCAGAGACACAATCTTTTGATAGATTCAATCCTTCGTCATGGCTTATTGGAATAATGTAACCCTCGTAATGATCTAGAGGCCTTAGGTAGACTGCTACGGTAGTGGTAAGAAGTGGATGGTAGTTATCGTTCGAAGAAATAACTTCTACGTAACCTCCTTTCTTTCCTAAGTCTTTTAGAAGCTCAATTTGCTCCTCTGTCTCTACTATATAAAACATTTTCTATAACCTTTTCTTTAATATAAGAAAAAAGGCCTGCAAAAGCAAGCCTTATTTTTATTTTCTTAAATCGAAATTTGCTTTTCGAGAATTATCTAATTCTACTAGTGGATCTTTTTCTACTATCGTTTGAGATGATAGTTGATTCTGTATAGGATTAGCTGGTTCTTCCACTAGAAGGGAATAGTCTGTTACAAATTTAGAAATTTCTGGCATATCTTTTTCTAATGCTAAAATTGCTTTTCTATTTTTAGAAGCTGCTCCTTCGAATGGATATCCTTTTATTATAGCATCTTCAGCTGGGCCTTTTATTATCCAATCTGTAAAGGCAAATCTCTTACTTGGTATATTTTGAGATAACTGATAAGTTTGCAGGTCTGTTTCTGTAATCTTATTTGTTCTTTTATCTTGTACAAAATATCTCCTAGTCTTTCCTTTTGCTCTATCCCCTTTTTTTAGTTTTCCCATAAAGTACCCGGCTAATAAACCTACAGCTACTGTTGCTGCTGGCATGAGGTCCTCTAAAAAACTTGGTGATAGTTCTTCCAATTCAGCACCATTTTGTTCTGGTTTTGTACCTGCTAAAAATCTTCCGTCAAATATCTCTATATAACTTCCTTTATAATCTTCCCCTGTACTCTTTATTACGAAATCTCCTCCCGATGTAGACTTGGGTGTACCGTATCTTGATTCCGGTACATATCTTTCTCTCCTTCTACTTGTGTCTTTAATGACAGGTGGTGGAGGAGGTGGGGGTGGAGGTGCTGGCGGTGCTGGTTTAGGTCGATCCTCTGGTACGGTTGTAAAAGTAAAAGATGTAACTTTTACAGTATATCCGTCCGGGAATTTATCTTCTATAGTTGGATCACGGTCTACATCATCGTTATAGATCATACTTGCTACATCTTCGTACATACGTGCCCATATCTCCTTTTGTCCCTGTTCTGTATCTTTTGAGTAGAAGTTGTAAAGGGCTTCATCGTACGTAGTTCCATTTTTAGTAGCTGCTACTTGTGCAGTCTTTGATGACGAAGTACGGTCGCTCCATTCTGTATCAGGATTCGATACAGAGGTACCTGTCAGTATAGTTGCAGCTGCATCGTTTAATACTGCTGTATTTGTTCCTGTACTTGTTGGTGTTGGCGACTCAGGAGGGGTGGGTGGTGCGTTTGTTTCTAGTATAAAACGAGTTCCGTTTACTGCTGTTATTCCGTATTTTTCTACAGAGTTCTTAATCCTGGCAAGTGCAGCAGCATCTGATTGAGTTACAGTTAGTTCGGATACCTCTCTAATAAGGTTTCCATCGCCAAATACTTTTATCCAAAGGTATGACATACCACCTGACTCAACTGTAGTACGTGTAGTGTATGTAAATTGTTTTACTAAAACGTCTGCCATTTCCTATATATTATATTTGATATTCCCAATGCCATGCTTCCCAGTTTTCTCCTTTACTTCCCCAAGGTAATCTCTTGAATCCATATGTAGCAGCATTTGCAACTAACCATTTATACTGTATCATCGATGTAGTAAGCTTGGAAAGTCCTGGGTTTGCAAAGTCAACTGCTAATCCGAATCCATGGTTTGACCTACCTGGTTTTGCTGCTTGTCCTTTACCTTTTTTTGCTATACAGCTTGCTCCGCTAAATGGTGCATTTGAACAGTTTGTATTAAATACTGTTGCTTGATCTGAGTATGTTCTGTAGGCACTGTTTATTTTAAATGGAATCTTAGCTACTTTTGCTGCAGCTAATAGACTGTCTAATGCTCTTGATGCTTTATCATATAACCTAATTCTTCCGCTATCACTTCCTATAGCTCCTTTATAAGACTTCCAGTCGTTTATATACCTTAGTTTATTTTCAGGTATCTCTCCATTATTGTACTTCACTCCGTCAATAACTCTTGAAGTTCCTCCTGCTGTTTTAGAAGTAGGTACGTTGCTTTTAGTTCCAAAATCCGCAGCTGGTATTTCTCTTCTTTGACCTGCTGGTATTCCTTGTGGAGTTCCTTTTTCTATTAAATAAAACTGTGTCTTAATATCAGTAAGCCATCTATTATCAGAAATACTATGTGTTAGTCCTGTAATAATGTATCCAAACTTTCCTTGATATTTTGCAGGAAGTATTCCTGATTTTATTGCAAAAGTCTGCCCTACTTTAAATCCTCCTATACCTTCAAGCTGTACACTTAGTTCAACAGGTACAAGTCCCGGTGGCGGGTCTCCTGCAGTAGTATTTGCATAGTATAGGTAATATGTTATATACTCTTTATGCATAGTCTTTGCAGCTTGCATGTCTGAATCTTCGTAACCTGTTCCGTTAAATTCTCCAAAAAAGTTTACTACGTCTTCACACCATTCGTCTTGTTCCTGTTGTTTTTCCAGCTCTACTGATTCTTGACCTTCTACATCTTTTTCTGATGGATCTTTTACAGGCTTCACCCTGTCTATTACATTTGGATTCCATCTTAATAGATTTTCTACATTTTCTGTAAAACTCTGTGTGGAACCTTGTGCTGCTATTGAAATTTGACTTGCTATTTGGTTTGAAATAATACTACTTATACTGATGTTTGTAAAAATACTATCGATACCGGCAATTGTTAATTCCGGTACTTTATCTTTTGGCGTGTTATTTCTATCTACAATATAAAAGGTATTTACATCTTCATCAAAGTATATATCTAAATCATTGATACCTCCTAAAGCAGTATTTATTCCTGAAAGAATTTCTTTTATTATTTCTGTTACTCCTTTTGAAGATTCATAATCCTCTCCTAAAGCTCCATCTACAATACCTTTTACAAATGGACTTGCTACTAGTATATTTAATACATCATCATAACTATTGGTAGGTGCTACTAGGTTATTTACTATAACTGTAACATCCCCAAAAGCCTGCCCTTGCACCTTTGTAGGTTTTACATGTTTATACGCTAATGCACAAACTGTAGGGTCTATTGAAAAATGTTCCGGTATAGTTAAGAATTTTGAAGATTTTGTATAATCTGTGTTAAATTTAACTATAGCATAATTTATATCATCCTTCCCTTTACTTGTATCTACTAAAGTTACATACTTATTAAAAAAATCTAAGTATACCCCTAAAGGGAGCCAGTAGTGTTTAATTTTCTTATCCCCGTACCATGGTGCGTCTGGATGATCTTCTGATTCAATTTCTTTATAATACCCTGTAAAGTCTGCGAGTCTACTTCCTAAATCTGGACTAACTGCTGCTAATTCTGCTTTTGTAAATACTTCTGAGGTTATTTCGTCTAGTTTTTCAAAGAGAAAATGGAAAGGAGATTTTCTCTGTTCTTTTCCTTTATCTTCTGTAGCTGGTGCAAATTCACTTACAGGTATTCCTCTCATCTTAGGATTAATCCTTATTTTTAGTGAATCTAAAATCTCCCCTGATGAAATAATAGATATTTTACATTTGTAACATCCATCGGGTGTGTAGTTCCAGTTAATATTTTTTACATACCCTACTAGTCCTTCGTAATTGTAATCACTTTTTTTTCTTAGATCAGATATTTCATCTAAGATTTGAGACATTCCTGCTCCTCTAAAAAACTTGTTACCTACTGTCTCTATGTTTTTTTCAAGCTGCCCGTTATTCTTAATGTACATACTATGTCCCCATTCCAGTAACATAGTAAATCCTGGACGTAGATAGATTCTTTCGACCATTTCGAAATCCTCTAATGTCCATACCGACAACTCTACTTCTGCCTCTCTTAATGTTCCGTATGTATTTTTTGAAGCAACTGTAAGACCTGTAATACCTGGCATAGGCCTTATACCGGTAGTGTCTACCCTATTGTTGTATGCTGTATTTTGATTGTAAGAAGTACTTGTACTAATACCTTCTCTAAGTCCCCTATTTGGATCTAACAAGCCTCCTTGTAGTATATTTGTACCAGCTAATACATTACTTCCTTTAATAGTTTTTCTTCCTTTTTGTTCTCTAAATAAAACAGCTTCTTCATCGGTAATTGTATTTACTCCTGAGGAAAGTCTTATCCAGGTACTTTTAGCATTCAGGTACAGTAGATCATCTGAAGTCCTTCCAGTTGTCTTTCCTACAACTTTCTTTCTGGCTTCAATTTGAGTTATTAAACCTTGCTGAATAGGTGATCCTATTGTTTCCGCCATTACCTGTTTTTATTTACTTGATTATATTGACTTATTATTTCAGTATAATTAAAAGGCACTCTTAACTGTACTCCTGGTTCTACATTTAATGATCCGTGTTCTGAGTTATTTGCTGCTGCAATAATCCACCACAGAGAATAGTCATTGTAGAACTGCTGGGCTAGTGTATCGTACCTATCTCCTGCTGTAGTTATAATATAGTAATCTTTTTCAGATAAAACTACCTCCGGATAGATAGCATTACTTCTATAGGTAATTCCATCTGAGGTATTAAATTGTTTTATATTTTCGTATCTATTTGCCATCTATTTTAAGAAATCTTGTGCGTTTACAGGATTTGGATTTGTGAAATAATGATATAATCCTGTTTGAGGTGCAAAGTCATGTATTACTTTATAGCTAATATTACACTGTAATCCCATTGGTAACTCCTGTACATCGCTATCTCCTCCTTGCTCTGGGCTTTGCATTGATAATTCCCAAGGCATGTCTTGTATCAAACTATATTTTACAGAAGTAATTACTCCCGGTAATTGAGTAAAATACGAACCAACTGTTAATCTAGCAAGCGTACCTCTCATAAATCCCTGTCCTCCATATGTAGGAGCTGTAGATGATGCTAAAAGTACCATTTTTCTATATAAAGGTTTCATTTCAGATCTTGTTGCTGCTGCTATCTTAAATGAAATATTAATATCTCTTTCAAATCCTCCATATGTATAAAAGCTATCTGCTCTACCTACGTATTTGAATCCTTGCCAATCTGCATTATAACTATCATCTATACTATCTATAAATGCTCTAAAATGTAAAAACTGTTTTTTATCTGGAGTTATTATCTCAAAATAAAATTTAGCTAAATCTCTTCCTTGTTCATTACCTGCTGCTTGTTCATTTTGTTGTATATCGAGTGCATTTATTTTATCTACAGTGTCCGGATCTGTATTGCTATACTTACTTCTGTTAAATGATATCTTTCCTTGATTACCTAAGTTAACTCTAGTTTCTCTATTGATTGTAGGAGAATTGTAGTCAAAAGAATAAGATTTTCCTGTTCTAAAATCTTCTAACTTAGGCGGATCTACAAAAACCTCTCCACTTTTACTTACTACGTCTATAGAGCCTGTATTGATTCCTTCTTGTAGTTTTTTTAGAGTTATTTTTCTTGGTATCAATCTTTCCCCTAACGGTACTCCTTCCTCTACTTGTCCTGTACTTTCATTTTCAATATCTCCTACTATTACATCTCCGTAGGTATTATCCCTATTATAGGGGTTAGGTAAGTATTCATTCTCAGTCCCTGAGGGTTTCATGGAAATACTTTTACCTCCAGCAGCTCTTCTAATAGTCTCAGTAGAATCTGCTCCAGTATACGTATTTTTACTATTATACGTCTTCCCTATATTATCTTTAGAAGTATCAGGAATATCTCCCTGTACATTCTTATTGGATACTCCTAAAGTACCTGCAGTAGCGGTTGTTTCTAGTCCCGATATTGTTAACGGATCTCCTGTAAATGGATTAAAGATCTCAGCCGATGTTACATTGACAATGGATCCTGAAGGCTTTACTCTTGTCTTTTTACTTAATTCTGGAGTTGAGAATTTACTTTCACTAACGATTTGGTTACTGTTTCTATCTACAAAGTTTTCTCTTAACCCTGTACTTGTGTAAGGTTTCCATCCATCTATACCTACATTGTCCTCTATTATAGGAGTACCTTGTTGAGAATATATTCTATTCTCTCCTTGAGGAATCTGTGTGTTTACCTTTTCGTCATAATCTAATTCACTCTCAGTTGTAAGTTTAAACTCACCTGTCTGTTGATTTGGTTCTCCAAAATTAGATTCTACTTTTCCAGTAATAGGCTTACCCTGTAATGCTAGTGGTGCTCCTTCTACTCCTCCTGCTCCAAAAAATTGAGCAAAAGCAGATCTATTATTACCCCCTGTAGGTTGTAGGTATGTATCTGTTCTAAATGCGTATACAAAATGTGTACCTGTTCCATTTACAGGAACTTGAGCAATTGTTGAACCAAGTATTTTAGCGGTAGTTAATACGGTGTTTCCTGCCTGTTGCAGTATTGCACCCATAGTAGTCTTACCTTTATCTCTTGCTTTTTGTAACTTATCTTGAATATTTACCTGCTGCAGTAACGCTTGATTACCTATAAATTTTAATCCAGGACGATCAATAAGCATCTGACCAATCCTAGATAAGTCATCTATTCGCTTTGTTATTTGCATACCGGTTTGATTACTAGAAGGAGGGTTGTTAATGTCCTTAGTAATGTACGGCTTATCGCTTCCATAACGGAGACTTTTAAGGTCTGTCTGGAGATCTATTAATCTTGGTCCTGCCATTTAGGTGTATATTATCCTGGAGGGTTATCTAAATATTTTGGAGGTGTTGCTCCGTCTAAATCTAATTCTGAAGGAGATGGTTGTGTTTGTGATTGAACCGGTGCTCCGTTTATCGAATATTGATTGTGTAAAGTAGAATTAGGATTAGCACTAGGTACTTGTCCTGGTGTACTTCCTTGTAATCCTAGGTTTGAACTTGGTAATAAGTCTAATAGTCCCATATTATATGTTTTAATTTATTATAAATAGTTTGTTATGTAATTTAAGATGAAGCTGTTTGTACTCTAGGTAGATTCCTGTTTACCGATGTTGCTATTTTTGAACCATCTAAATTGATTGTTGTACCTTGTTTTACTAATGCAATTAATGTATCGAATTTAGCTTCTAAAGCAGCCATTGTACCTTCTTCTTTTCCTTTAGCTCCTCCTACTGATTTGTTTCCTCCACCTGCTAGTGTATTTATTTTATCAAGTACCGGTATTGCTCCTGTTCCTGCACTTGCTATTTCTCTAAGTCCTGCTGCAATTCCCATTAAAGAAGCTCCAACTGTCATTAACCCTATCGCTTTATCTCCAATAGATGCAACAAGAGATAAGGCCGGTTCCATCATTTGCATTCCTTCTCCTACTTCCTGTAGTGCTTTTCCAAGTATAAACAATCCTCCTGCCATTATAACGATTGCTGCTGCTCCTGCTAGTATTGCTAGAGCTCCAACTCCTGACATCATAATAGCTCCAACTGCTGCTAAAGCTGCTACTAATCCCAGTAAACCTACTCCTGCTTTAGCCATATCTTCCCAAGATACTGTAGCGAATTCTTGTGCTGCTTTTGCAAAGATGAAAACTGCTCCTGCTACCAATACCAATGCGGCTGCACCTGCAAGTATCTGTGTTGGTTTTATTTTTTGAATAGACTCGGTCAAGCTGCTCATTCCCCCACCTGTCTTCTCCGGTACTTCTTTTCCTGCACCAAGTGCTTTGTCTGCTAAACCTTCAGCTTTTTCTCCTACTTTTTCTTGTGCTTTATCTGATAGTTTTTCTGTTATACCTCCTCCTGCATCTGCTGCTTTTTCTTTTATTTTTCCTGCGAATCCTTCTCCAAAAGCTCCTTTTAGTTGTCCAAATTTATCTTTTAGTCCACTAAAGAAGGCTCCAACTCCTTTCATGTTTAGGTTCTTAACAAAATCTAAAGTACTTCTTGCTAAAGATCCCATAGATCTCACAGTCCCCATAAGCCCTCCTCCTAGTTTAGATACGGCTGCTACTCCTAGTAGAATGTACGGAGCTAACGGTACACTCAGTAAATCGCCTACTAGATCTAAAATCGGTGCTAAAGCTCCTGCAATTTTCTCTAATGCTTTTGCAAAATTCTGTTGAATATCTACTCTTTTCATCTCCTCTGCATTCACTCCGGCTGCTTTGGCTGCTTGCTCTTCAGTCATGTTATTATCAAGAGCTTTTTGATATGCTATTTTTGCAAGCTCATCTTTTGTCATTCCTAATGCTGCTGCATAGGATTCTTGCTGGATTCGGTTCATTTC